CTTTAATGCACTTATCTCTTTAGCATCTGCCAAGTCCATCTCTGCTTGACGGGCTTTAATCTTGTTCCAGACATCAATCTTGCCTGTCTGCATGAAGAGCATCTTTAACTCTTCCTCAAACGCCCTAGCCTGTTCTAAAGCCATCTCAATCTGCAAAGCCGTACCCATGTTTGAGCCTTTTCCAGACTGTTTAGCCTGAAGCATGGCTTTGGTAGCTACAGACTTAGCGTCAAATAGCTTACCAATCATGGGCGCAAGTGAGCCTAGGTCTTGGGCAGCATTAGCCGCCTTCTTGACCATCGAAATAGCGGATTGAATCCCCGCTAGAGCAGAAATTGGATCGATCACTTCTTTCTCTCCCACTTGAGACAGACTACTCTGCGATTAAACACATCGCCAGTCCAAGTCCATTTAATACATCGGTACTCTATGGTTGCCGCCAAGAGAAAGGCGATCACGGAAATGCCCAAACAATAATATAACTACAAAAGATTACAAAGAAAAGAATCAGGACTGCTACTGAGATAGCAAACAGCCCGTCTTTCATTACCTTCTTTCAGATAGGTTGTACTGTCCAACAGCACTTGGTGCAACAACACTACCAAGCGGAGCAGATTGTTGAGAAAACATACCGCCTACACGTTGCAATAATTCTGGTCTGTTACGCAACAACGCATCAATTAGCTTTTGTCCACCTTGGCTATAGGCAGTGGGGACTCCAATTGCCGTTGCTGTGCCAACTGTAGGTTCAGATAGTAAGCCATAGCCACCACCTATTCCAAGCGCAAGCCGACCTGTTTGAGATGCTCCTGTTGGGTCGCCAATGACTTCAAGTGCGGCATCCGAGATGTCTTGGCCTTTAGCTTTACCTTTAGCAAACGAGGATTTGCGTCTCGTTGGGTCTTGTTGGCGCACAGCAGTAGAAAATTGTTGCGGTGTGAATACACCACTTTTTGCCCCAGAATTAGCCGCAGCTACATTGATTACAGATAAATCACTAAAGGCGGCATCAACTCTACGCAATGTAGGTGTTTGCTTGGGATTTTGGAAATACAATTCTTTTTTAAGTACGCCAAGAACATCGCTTAACGCATATCCAATTTCTTTTTCCGAAGCACTTTGACTGTTAACATAATCGCTTGCCTTCTTTCGTAAATCACTCTCAATACCTTTGTATGTTTTACCATCAAGTTTTTGACCTGAGAATTTACTTAAAACGATGTCATTCAAAGCCGCAGCGACCTTTTCTCTTTGATCTGCTGATAAACTTTTAGCCTTAGCAAGTTCACCTAAAATATTGCTAGTGGTTGCAAAATCTAAGTCAAATGTTATTTTTGACAAAACATCGTCATATTTATCAGATACTGTTTTTGACGCATATTCAATTGCATCTCTACCAATTACATCAGCAGGAAGGCTTAATTTATCTTGTTTTGTTGGGTCACTTGCTTTAGCTAATGCCTTGTTAATTACACTCTTGTTAAAATCAAACAATACACGTTGTTTTGCATTTTGAATGCTTTGACCAACTAAAGGAATGTTCTCAGCAAATTCCTCAAGCGTCTTAAATTGTCCACCAAGGGTTTGACCAGTGGTAGGCGTAATTCCAAGCTCACGCATGGTTTTCTCTGCTTTGGAGACTAATGGGTTGAGGACTCGACCCGCACCCGCAACCACCTTTTCACCAACAGGGCCAGTAACTCCACCTAAAACCACTTGTTTAGTCTTTTGCTCACCAAACTCACCCTCTCCGACTACTGGTTGCATAGCACCACCTACAGCGCCAGCAGTTGCCGCCTGACCAACAGTAGAAAATCCTTTAGCCCTAGCCAACTGAGCCACACGAGCCGCAGGGACAAGACTGGCAGGGTTAAGAATATTGCCACCCAAACGAGCCACATCAAAGCCAGATTCACCCGCCTGTTCACGTTGTGCTTGATAGCCTTGCTCTTCAGCTTTAGCCATCTCATCTACACGTTTTGCTTCTCTGTAAAGCAAATCGCTCAGAGAATTAGGTTTAGTCCCACCCAGACTGGCTACTGCACCTAAAGCACGAGGAATCATCTGTGCGCCAGCAGTGATAGGGTCTTTTAAACCCATCATAAAACCAGATGAAGGTGCTTTTGCTTGTGGCATGCTCCCAGAAATAGCTTGTGCTATTTGCTCGTCAGACATTCCATCAGGAAACTCAACTACATCCTTACCAACTTGAACATAAGTAGGCATATTATTCTCCAGTTACTGTTTCAAGTGTACGAGTTTGAGGATTCCAACGTTTTGTTGGCTTTTGTGTTGTTGGTGTAACAGGGCTAATTGGTAACTCAGTACCACCTTTAGCCGCTTGTGCTTGTAGATTCAAACGTTTAATGTTGTTTTGAACTTTCTTTTCTGCGCTGGCCAAAATACGTTTCATAGATTCTGGCTCTAAACGTTGATTTCCAGCAACAACATTCTGCAAGTATTTAAGTTCTTCGTTAGAGTCATTGCCACCAAATTGCACCAAACGAGGAATAACAATCTCTCCAATGTTTGCCAAGAACACTTCTGTGTTTTCGAGCTTCTTTTGGTTGCCAAGCAAACCAAGAGAATACTTAGTTGCTGCCGCCTGTTCAGGGCCAAAAGCACCGCCATAAATCCCTTTGTTTAACAGCGAAAGTGCATCTTTATAGGCGGTTTCCAATGAGAATTGATTTTCAACGTTGGCTACATTTTCACCAACAATTTTTCCTGCGGCTTTAGCTGCCGCACCTGTATCAACATTGATACCACCAATAGTGACATTACCAGTACCTTTGCCAGCGCCTTCAACCTTTTTGGTTGCGTATTCAAGCATACGTTTTTGGAAAGGTTCAGTTCCTGGTTGCAATCCTGCATCAATCAATGTTTTGGCAAACTCAGAGTATTTCTGAGTATCTGGGCCTTTGTAGATTTCTACACCAGTAGTTGCATCTACCAAAGCATTGCCAACAACAACAGTCCTCTTAGACTTATCATCTAACTTTTCTAATTCAGCTAGTTGAGTTGTTAGTATACGACTTGCCCGAGTATTTTCTGGCGTGGGTTCTTGCATCCTAAGTTGGTCAATCTGATCTGTAATGCGAGCTTTCTCATTTGCAATTACGATTTCTTTTGGAACTGCTTGTTGACGTTCACGAGTAGCCGCAGCATTACGCTGTGCCGCCAAAGCCATTTCACTTTGAGCCTTGCGATAGTATTCTGCAAGAGCCATAGCACCTTGTTGGTCGCCCATCTGAGACAACATCTGAGCGCCTTTTAGGATTGACTCAGGATTAGTTTGGTCTATCTGTTGGGCAATGGTGTTTCTAGTGCTAATTAGCTTCAACTGAGGGTCTTCTATGCCCATAGCACCTGCAACACCACGACCTAGTTGACCAACACTTGCACCCAACTGCGCTCTAGCCGCAGCACCAGGATCGAGTTGAGCTAATTCATAGCCCCTTTTTAAGTCTTGTTGATATTGTTGACCCTGATACATCTCAGGAGTCAATCCAAATAGACCCGCTACTATATTGTCTGCCATGATGAATCCTTACGAAAATAAACCGCCAAACACATTACCAAGTGATTGACCAAACATGGCATTTGGGTTACCTGCCGCCATCAATGCTTGAGCATAAGGATTAGCAGTAGCATTTGCACTTGTTGCCAAATTGGTACTTAGTTGAGCACCCGTTAAACCTAATTTCCCTACATTTGTACCTGCAGTAGATGCTGTTTGTCCAAGAGATGCACCCATCTGTAAAGGTTGTTGTGCTAATTGTTCTAAGCCTTGAACTTGTCCCAAAGCAGTTGTAAAAGGAGCGTAAGAGGCTTGCTGACCACCATAGTATTGACCCATAGCGCCAGCACCTTGACCAAGCAATCCTGCTCCATACTGAATTTGCGCTTGACCAGCAAGTTGAGCATTAGCCGCTAACTCAGCCTCTTGTCTAGCACGAGCATTAAAGAGAGCCTGTAATTCAGGAGTAGTAGCACCCATAGTGCCTCCTTGAGCCACAGAAAGACCAGTACGACCTTGTTGAGCGAGTCTGTTTTGCAGGTTAGCTAACTCTATCTCTCTGCCTGGTTGCAAGAGAGCCATTTGACTCTTCAAGTAATTTGCTGCAACTGCTTCAGGAGTTTCAGCAAGATACCCTTGACCTAATTTAAATAGACTCTGAGCGCCAGTTTGTAGTGGTTCAAATGCTTGTTGAGCGCCTTCTGCTTGTACTAAACCAGACTCAGCTAACTTAACCAAACGATCTTGAGCATTCTTAGCTTCAGGGCTTAGTGTGTATCCTGCGCTTGTCAATTGACCAGTTACAGGATCAACTTGGAACTGTGAAGTACCAAATCGAGTAGTCATGCCAACAGGTCGGAACTGAGCCGCTTGTTTGGCAGCAGCAGTCTCAGCATCGATACGGGCTTGCGCTTGTTGAGCCGCTTCCTTAGATTGTTGCATCTGAAGCAAACTACCCGCAGTACCCAAACCACCAGAGAATAGATTTGCAAGATTTCCCGCAGTTAATCCTGTCCCAACCTTAGAACCCAAAAGAGAACCGCCAACACCAGCACCAAGATTACCCAAAGTAGAACCAAGGGTAGCACCACCGAGCAAAGTGTTTGCACCTGCCAAGCCACCAACAGTTGTTAAACCTGCGCCTAAAGAACCACCAAGACCTGCTGCACCTGTAAGACCACCAAGACCACCAGCACCCGCAGTTGTAAGTCCTGTTCCTAAAGAACCGCCTAAACCAGCCGCACCACTAACACCGCCAAGACCACCTGCGCCACCTACTGTTAAACCAGTTCCAGCTCCCATTCCTGCAACAGTACCTAAAGCACCTGCACCACCAGTACCTGCAAGTAATCCCGCATCGGCTAATGCTTCACCAGCAAAGGTTGTTCCTGCACCACCACCAAATAAACTTTCAAAACCACCACCTAGTCCACCAAACAAACCCGCAGAACCTGCCAAGAACTTTAGAAAGTCTTGACCAGCATTTACTTCTTGTTGAACACCAGTTCTCGCAAGTTCACCAGTAGGTGTGTATTGTTGATAGCCACCACCCGTTTGGTTTTCACCAACTTTATAGGTATAGACATTCTCAAGACCACCGATCTGCTGATTCTCACCATCACCAATAACTTGATACTGAGGTTGAACAATGGTGTCACCCAAAGTAATTGTTTGACCTTGAGGAATAGTAGCCGCCACACGGGAAGCAACTTCACCTTCATTTAGTCCAACTGCTTGAGCCATTTGAGCAGGAGAGACTCCATAAGTCTCCATAGCCGTGACGATCTGGGCATCACTCATGCCAGGGTTTGCTACTAAGAAATCTACAATTTGTTCGCTAGTTACAGCCATGATTACTCCTTATTGTGTTGTACCAAGAGGCTCAACCCAATCAGGGTTATGAGGCCAATCAGTAAATGTGCGAGGCTCTGTAATCGTGCTTGGCAGATCACGCAAAGTCTGACGATATGTTGTCCATTCAGCCTTCTTAGGAATGGTGCAATCAGCAATCTGAGTCCAATCACACTCTTTGAGTAACTGGTTACGTTGACCACGAATGTTAGCCATTGCAGAGTCTTTAGCTGCTTGGATTTCTTCAGCACTCAGGCTTTCAACTTGAACGATAGAAACAAACTCACCATCGTCATAGGCAGAGCATTGAACCAACTTCTGTGTCAGTCGGTCATGGGCTTTAAAAGCATTGACCTTCTTAGCATTGTTAGCAGTTAAGAATTCATCGCTTGGGCCACTTGGTGGAAACGATGTATTGCTAAACAGTTCACGATAATCGCCAACTGTAATGGGGCTAGTTAAGATTGCTATTTGCATGATTTTCCTTATGGGCCAATATCTAAAAATGCAGCAGTTGGTGCGGTAAAGTTTGCTGTGTATCGGGCATAGCCTTTGGTGATGCGTAGGTCATCTATGTAGCCATTGAAAAAGTAATTATCAAAAGCCGTACCGCTCCCGCCACCAAGATAAAACTTAGCCGTTGGCGCAACATAGTTGTTTGTGTCCGAACCGCTCCCGACAGAAGTTCCGTTGCGGTAAATAGTAGTCGTGCCTGAGTTACGAACCACAGCCATGTGATACCACTCACCAGTATTTACTGTTGAACCAGTATCAGATGCAATTGTTACTCCACCACTCTCTTTGTAAAAAACAATTTTGCCGTCACCATTACCAGTTTGAATTAACCAGCCAGTAGATGTTTCAGGCGTGTAGCCGTAAGACATAATTGTTTGGTATCCAGACTTGCTACTGAAATACATCCACCACTCAATAGTAAAGTTTCCAGTACCAAAATCTAAATTTGGTGTAGGCGGTCTATAAAGCCCATCCCCAGTTCCATCAAACGCCAATGACCCTGTTCCATACTTTTTTACGCTTGTAGAAATCTGTGCATTGCCCACAGTTTCTAAGTCGTTCATCATGGCGTTGTCAAAGATTGCGCCATTGGTAAAGTTGGTAAGCAATGATGTGTTTGTGATTGCGGTTAGGGGTGTTGTGCTTGGCGTGAAATTGCTTGTGTAAACTGCTGTGCCTTTGACAATTCTTAGATTAGACAGGTAACCAGCAAGGCAATGGCTGATTCCAGTAAAGTCCATAAAAGTACCAACTCTAAATGGTGAACTTCCGTTATAGACTGTTGTGAATGTTCCAGTTGAGCCTTGTTGTGTCCCATTTACAAACAATCGGACACTTGTACCAGACTTAGACATTGCAACGTGATACCAAGTTCCTAAGTCAAAAGTAAATGACGCTGATACGTTTGAATCACCTGAACTAGAACCATTTGTTGACCAATAAAATTGGATTGATGATGCTCTAACAGTAAGCCCATATTCTCGGGTAGTGCTATTACCTTTTGAGCATATAAAACTGTAATCATTATGTGCTGTTAAATACACCCAAGATTCTATTGTCAGGTCATCTGTTGCAGTAAACGATAGTGCTGAAGTGCTGGCAATACTCAGGGTATCCGACCCTGTATTACTTGTTGGAAAAATACTAGACCCACCAATCACGCTTGTGGAGTAGGCGGTAGAAGCACCAAATGGGTTGAAGCGTTGGACGCTTGGTGTTCCAACAGTAGTGATGGTGTAGTTGTTTGTACTGTCATCAATAAACCTGTTGTCGGCACAGGTCAGTAATACTGTTCCTGTTATTGCCGTTAAAGGTGTTGTGCTTGGAGTAAAGTTGGCGGTGTAAACCGCAGTTGTTCCGATTCGCACATTAGAGATGTAGCCATTCCACAGTTCACCAGTTGGAAAAGACTCGTACGTTCTACCGATGGTTGTTATTGGAGTGTTAGCTTGCACAGGTGTGCGAGTGCTTGATGCAACTGAAACACCATTTAAATAAAGTGTGTTTGTGCTTCCATTGCGAACTAATGCAACATGAAACCAATTGCCAACACTTAAAACAGAAGTTGCTGTTGTGATGTTGTTATAACCATCAACCCAAAATTCAAGGTTTGTTCCATCCGCTCTAACAACAATATTTCTGTTGTCCTCAACTTTGGATATACCGACAAGACCTCTTGAACCACCCAAAGAATTTGCGTATGCCCAACACTCAATAGTGAAGTTAGAAGACAGCGCAATATATGGCGCAGTTAAAGAACTTGTTGAGCCATCAAAATTAGTACCCCAATTAGACCCATAAGGCGAGAAAGAACCTTGGGTTGTATTGCCACCACGAGTAATGGAGAAAGTGTTTGGGCCACTATCTACAAATGTATTATTCTGTGCGCCATTAGTTCCATCGCCATGTAACAGCATGGTGACGTAGTTGAACTGTGCGTCTGCGGGGGCAGCAGGAGTACCCGCCCCCCTATTTAGTTTTTTAGCCAAAAACATTAAGCACTCCCTGCCCAATTACCATAAACAGTCCCGCCAACTTGCCATATAGTGACTACATTAGTTGACGATGCTTCAAGTGTGGGTGCAGTTCCAGAGCCAGCTACGTTAATCCAAGTCATTGTAGGCCATGTAACTGTGTAAGTAACTGGGTTAAGCATCAAGACAACAGATTGACCATCAGCCAATGATTCTGTAAACGTAGTGTTAGCACCGAGTGTCTTGGTTTGGATTGTGCCGTTTGCAGGGTCAATAGCCGTTCCTGATAAAGCATAGACAGTTTCTACATAACTTGTAACTGTTGGATTTGTAAGGGCAGCATTTGTACCAAAGACTAAAGCGCCCGATCCTGTTTCATCTGTGACCGCAGAAGCTAAATTGGCACTTGATGGAGTTGCTAAGAAAGTTGCAACCCCCGTTCCCAATCCTGATACACCCGTTGAAATTGGCAAACCAGTTGCGTTAGTTAACGTACCGCTTGTTGGTGTACCAAGCGCAGGAGTAACCAATGTTGGGCTAGTATCTAGTACCATCTTGCCAGTGCCTGTCACGCCATTAGTAAGCGTAACACCACCATACGTCAATTCACCATTCATTGACAACGTACCAACACCCGCCATATTTCCCGTTGAGTCGGCAACTGTTACAACACTATTTTGAATCAACTTTCCTGTCGTGCTGTCAAATCGAACTAACGCATTGTCGGTTGCTGACGCTGGGCCAACAACATCACCTGATCCAGAAGGTGAAGCCCATGTGCCATCACCACGCCAAAAGGTTGATGCACTTGCAGATGTTCCTGAATTCAGATTAGTAACTGGAAGATTTCCTGTTACACCAGTAGACAAAGGCAATCCTGTAGCGTTTGTCAAAGTCGCACTAGCAGGAGTTCCAAGTGTAGGAGTCACCAAAGTAGGTGAGTTAGCAAATACTAAAGCGCCTGTTCCTGTCTCGTCAGATACGGCAGAAGCTAAGTTTGCCGAACTAGGAGTAGCTAAGAAAGTAGCCACACCCGTACCCAAACCACTCACACCAGTACTGATTGGCAAACCAGTAGCGTTAGTCAAGGTTGCCGAAGCGGGAGTACCTAAAGTAGGAGTCACCAGAGTTGGACTATTGGCGAACACCAAAGCACCAGAACCAGTTTCATCTGTTACGGCAGAAGCAAGGTTAGCAGATGATGGAGTACCTAAGAAGGTCGCCACACCAGTACCAAGACCTGAAACACCTGTAGAGATCGGCAGACCTGTTAGGTTGGTAGCTGTACCAGAAGCAGGAGTTCCCAAGGCGGGAGTCACCAAAGTTGGACTGTTTGACAACACTACTGAGCCTGTGCCAGTAGATGAAGTTACACCTGTACCGCCATTAGCAACTGCTAGAGTTCCTGTGATGTCAGAAGTAGATAGAGTTACTGCATCCCAAGTAGCATTAGTGCCATCAGTCTGAAGATACTTGTTTGCGTTACTTGTTTGGCTAGGCAATAGATTGTTCAGGGCAGCAGTAGCCGTAGAAGCACCTGTACCGCCATCAGCAATCGCTAAGTCTGTGATGCCTGTGATTGAACCACCAGTAATTGCGGCAGAGGAGTTATCTGTCTTTGTTGCAACAGCAGTCTGAATGTTGTTAAATTCAGTATCAATCTCAGTACCTTTAACAATCTTCAGAGGATTGCCAGGCGACAGATTGTCTTTTGTTGCAAAGTTCGTGGTTTTTGTATAGTTCGACAAGATATTTCTCCTTAGCCCATTTTGCCATCTTTGGCTTGAATTTCAATCTTTTGAAGAGAAAACGAAACCCCATTGATCGTTGTCTCATATCCAGTTTGGACAATTTTTCCTGCACCAGAAGCATTTGCTGTTAGTGTCTTGATTGGGACACCACTTGTGTACTCAGCAATGTTGTATTCAGCAGTTCCATACTCATAACTACTTTGTGAGGGAATATAAATGTTTTCAGCACGATAAGAACCAGAGTAATCAAAACCCCAATTGATTGTCAAATACTGATTCGATCCACCAATAACAATGGCTGTAACCGCCTTTAGGATGGAAATCTGATTAGGATTACCCAAGTCAGCATTATTGGTGTAGTACGCAAATCGGTACGTTAATGTGTCATCAAGGTAAGTTCCATACTTACCGATATACCCATTCTTACCAATATACAAGTCACCATTACGCAATGAACGTAAAGCCGTTGGAGCAATAGAATCCCACTTGGTTACACGGGAAGCACCATCTTGCAAGGATTGTTTAGTATCAAAGCAATAAACTTGGAATGATGCAGGTAAAACAAGCAGATAAAAAGCATTCTTCTCTGAATAAACAGATTTGACGTTTGCTAGTGTTTCTCCAGACAAGGAGGATTCCAAATCAAATCGAACATTCTTAGATAGGTCTCGCAAAGGTGCAGACTTCTCTTGAATAGTCCTCATCAATGAACGAACGCCTGAGTCTGACAAGAAAACAACATCAGTACCAATACTTTGTATGGTATCTCTAGCAATACATCCAATAGAACCTACTGTGTCGCTCAGAACAAGAGATGCAGGAGTAGAAGCACCTGAGTAAACAAGAATCTGTTTCTTACCAAAGATAAACAAGAAATCATTGTGAGCTGCTAAACCCATGACTTCATCTGCACCATTAGGCCATACACGGGAGACATCCAATGTTCCTGAAGTGCCACCGCCCCATACATGACCTGCAATCAGATCAGAGAAGGTAACAGTTACTTTATCAGTTGATGTATTAGCTACCCAAAGACGACCAAATGCTGAAATAGCAATGTTGGCTTGAGGAACTGTAGCGACATAACCAGACTTCTCTGAGACTCTGCGATAAGTAGTTGTACTTACAGCAGGGTCATAAATCAAAGGATCGTGACCTGTTTGGAAGAAGTATGCAATGCCATTCAAAGATGCACATTGCCAGTTAGATGCCGTGATAGTAGGAGCAGAACCGCCACCACCATAAGTTAACTCAGTCACCGCATTAGAAGTGCCAAGTTTGAATATCTTGTTGTTGCCAGCAAACAGAACAGTCAAAGTCCCATCGTTTTGGACTAACTCATGGATTACACCAACATCGTTAGCACCTAGATTGCCAGAGGAAGAGTTAACCCTTGACCAACCTTTTCTAGCACCAATACGACCATATTGATCCAAGATGCAATTGGTTGCAACCAAGGCAAAGCCAGCCCCTAAATCAAGGGGAGAATCTTCAGTATTCAGGCCATAGAAGCCTGGTGCTGAAAGACTGTAACTTTGAAGTTGAGAAGCCATTAGACCGCCACAAAGTTGTCTTCAGGATAACGGGTGGATTCCAATGCAATAGCATCAGAGAGCATTCCTCTGAACAAGGCATAAGCCTCGGCAGAGTTTGTTCCACCATCTTCACCACGCTCAATCAAAGCACGAGCATACGCACTCTGAGCAACCAAATAGTCCAAAACCTTCACAGATGTGCCATCAGCAGACAAAGCAGCCTGTGGGATAGTCAGGTCAAACAACAGAGTAAAAGCACCAGAAGGAACTGGAAACAGGTCTACTTTGGTGTCTCCACTACCATCTACACCGCTAAAGCAGAACTCTGAAGGAATAGATTGTGAAGGCGCACCAAGGTTTAGTTTGCGGTTCATGTCCACAAACTCAATATTCCGCAGACCAATCAAACTTGTTGTGTTCAGAGCGTCATTAACACGAAACTTCTGTCCAGCACCTGTCAAAGCATAAGAACTAGTACCAGAAGTAGTCGTTACTGTGATTGTTTGAGCAAGGCAATTCCAGTTGTAAGAGTCTTCAATTTGACGCTTAGCATCATTGACAAACTTGCCAATCAAAGAAGAATAGGTTGTTTCGCCAACAGTAGATACTGTGCTTTCACGCAAGCGAACTAGCACATCGTTAACAAGTTCTAAGTAGGTCATGTTCGTTGCGCTCCTGAAACTTCAAATGTGGCAATAAAACTGAAGGTACTACCCGCTTCAGTCGTAATCTGAATTTTATCGCCTTCTTCTAAAACGATATAAGCATTGCCGTCAAATTGAAGGTATTGCTTAGAAGTAAAGTTGTATTCAGTCAGGATGTCGTAGGAAGTAGCGGCACTTGCATCATTCCACACCACAGTAATGTGTTTTGTCGATCCACCAGTA